TAAGTTTTTTCAAATCATCCATCATACTTTTAGAGAGAGTGTCATCTATATTTTTTAGATTAAGTGTTTGGTCGATACTATAAACATTCATAGCTGTCTCAAATGCTGCCATTCTTGTATATCTAGCATTTTCATTTATTGCTGATGCTAGTTCTACGATAGCATTTGAGTTTGCAACTACTGCATCTAAAATCTTGTTTTGTTGTTTTTGCATCTCAATGTTTTGAGTTTGGATATTAGACATAAAGTTCACTACCATCTCTGATATGAGAGTGATATGGTCTGTACCTATATATGAATCTGTTTTATTAGACTCCTCTTTCATCGCATAGAAAGCTTTTACAAGTTTCTTTTTAAACTCAACTACGATTGGCTTATTTCTAAGCAATGTCATTAAGAATGTTGCTTGGGGTTCGTTTAGGTAGTAAGTTTTTGTTTCATTTACTGCCCCAGCAGAGTTTTTGACAGTTGTCATTTTAAATGACACGAGTCCAAACTCTGTAAAATGAGATATATTTTTATCTATCATCTTTTTTATAGAGATTAGTTCTATATCTATATTTTGAGCCACTATTTTATGGCTAACTCTTGGTTCGTTGTCTATGATTTGTAATAAATCTTGCATTTATTTTCCTTTACTAAAAGTAGTCTATTGACTACCTTTACAGTTGGAAGTATGATATAGAATTACTTAAAAACATATTAAAAAAGGAGTCAATATAATGCTTTTTTTAATTATTTGTATATTACTGACCTAATTTGATATAATAAATTTATGAAAACAAATATTACATATAAAGAAATTTCTGAAAAAATAGATAAGAGTGAACATACAATTAAACAATGGAAACAAAGATTTCCAAAATTATTAAACTTTGTAAAAATTGGTGTTTTTTGTGAGAATAATAATTTAGATATAGAGAAGATTAAGAAGCTTGTGGAAGTGCAAGAGGCTGTTAAGGGGGTTGAGGGGTGAGGGAAGAGTTAATAGTTTTTGATGATGATGGGAATGCCTTAGATGAATCAGTAAGCACTTTAGTATATGAAGATTTTGAAAAAGAAGAGATTAACAATTCAATTAATATTTTGAAAAAATATAATTTATATATAGAACCTGAAAAATATTATAAAATAATAGACGACAAGAATAAAATTAACTCAAAATTTGACAAATTATACGACGTTGCTTCTCTATCTGGAATATTAGGAACTTTATGGTCTCTAGGTATTTTGCATTATGCTTATTCAAATGACTATAATATATCAATAATGATTTTTCTTGTAATGATTACTTTTGTAAATTTAGCTTATTCTTCTGCTAATATCACTCAAGAAAAAAATCATCGTTAAAGGAGTTAAAAGTGAATGAAAAAAATACAACTAAAAATGATGGTTTAAAAGAGGTTGGTAAATCTTTTTTAACTTTAGCTAATCTTATTTTAGTATTATTTTTGTTTAACACATATCTACAAAAAGATGATTTTAGTATAATAGGTGTTATATTATCTCTGTATGCCGTTGCTATGCTTTATGCAACTGGTTATACTGCAATAAATAAAGGATAAAAAATGTTAGAATTTGGAATAATCGTTGCAATCATTGCAACTATCGCTTTTATAGTTGTTAAAAAAATACCATCTGCTAAGGTGCATTAAAAAAGGAGAAAAACAAGATGATTGAACTTCAATTAATGGGGATGATAATATTATTAGCTTCTGTTGCTATTTTCATAGTAAAAAAAATTCCAAATCAGCACCTAAAACATCACTAATTTTCTCTCACTCCCATCGTCCTTGATGGGAATGCTCAGATAACTTTATACTAAATTAATACCTTTTTGTATATAATCTGCATACGAAAAGGGTTTCTTTTCTATATGTAGGTCGCATATTTAAGGGTTAGTTACCCTGTTTTAAGCTCAGTTACTGTTTTAGTAGCTGGGCTTTTTTTTTGTTAGGTAGTCAGGTTGTGGGGTGGTATCTCATCTAAGGATGTTGATATGTTTGACCTACATACAATAATTTATTTAATTATTGCATTCTTGTATTTAGTATTAGCTATATACAAGTAACCTTATAACAGAGGATTAACTACCCTCTGTTACTGTGTTTATTCGTTCCTATATTTACAGGAGCGAATAAAATCCTACTCCTCTTCATCACCAAAATATTGACACAGATGGGAATATATCTCTCTACAAAACACCTAACCTATACAAATACACACCCAACACAAAGAAAAGCCCTCACAGAGTCTCCCTCAGACAATGAAACACCACAAATAGCCACAAAACAACCAAAGAAAAATTCAAACCCCGAGACGTGACGCTTTCATAAGCACCTCAAAAATCGCCACTATTTGAAAATTTTTTTTCATTATTTCGGTATTTCCGATTTGCATAAAGATTTTAACTTGAATGATGATAGCTATTAGTTAGATAGGTCGAGGTTTACCTTTTTGAACTTGATTTTAATTGAAACTTATCTAAATCAATCACTTTATCGGAGGGATTTACAGAGTGGTTTTACTTTTGTGAGGATTTTCGGAAATTTCGGATTTGATTATGGTCTCTAGTGATTTTGTTTGAAATGTTCAAAAGGTATTAATTTAGATATTTTAATACCTTTTTTTTAAGTTTCGAGTGGGTTTCTTTAAGTTTAGTGGTGTGTTTAAGGTTCGGAGCTATTTTTGAGGCTATTTGGGTTAAGGTTAGGATATTTATCACATATATCTGCATCCATACAAACTATCAGCCCTCTCTATTTTTCTGCTTTTACGTTCTCGTAACAAGCAGGGAGGGGTAATTCCCCAACCCTTTACTTCTCTGTACTATATATGCGATATATGCACTATAAATATATCAAATAAAGTCAAAAGTAGCTAAAAAAAAATCAAATGGTGGCGATTTTTAGCATGATTTTATATCTCTAAAATACCAATCTAGTGAGGTAATTTTGTCGTTACTAACTTTAAATCTAGTGAGGCAAAAATGGCTTCTATATATATAATACCTTTTCTTTTAAGAATAAAAGAAAAGAGCTACTCTTTTTTCTTCTAAATATTAGAGAGATTCTTAAACTCTTTTAACCTTAGAATTACTTGTTCTAAAAACTCATCAGTTGAGAATTCTAATAAACCAATCAACTCTTGTAATTTTTCACTCTCACCAATCTTGTTTAGAAGCATTGGATCAATAGAACTATTAAAAGCACTCTCTATTTTTGAAATATCATTTAGTAATATTTCTGATTCTGAAAGTCGCATAGTCCCCTTACCAGTTAATAACCAAGTAATATTTATAGGCTCATCAGTTAAATGCTCTAGTAAAGTCTCTATAACAACCTTTTTTCTACTACTCCAACTCTTAACGGTGTCATAGCTTATATCAAGCTTTTCAGCAACTTTAACATAAGTTGATACTTCAAAATAAAGTTTCAATCTTTCCATAATTTCTTTATAATTATTCATTTTGTACTCCTAATTATTGACAAAAGTTTCGTTTTGCACTAAAATATCATTATCAGTATATATTATTATACTCAAATAGCCTAAATAAGGAACTTATCATGCAAATCGAACCAATGGTTGAAAAATTTGAAATCCCTATGACTAGAGATAGTTTACTTAGAATCATAAAAGTTACACCACTTGTTTTAGATAGAGCCATAAAAGCTAAAAAGATTGGACATATTAAAATTGGACATCAGACACTTTTTACAGCTGAACAAGTAAATGCTTATCTTGACTCTTTAACAGTTCATGTAAAATCAGAAAACAAAAAAACAAATAGTGGCGAAAATGTTTAACTACGATAAAGCCATAGAGTGGGAACTTGGAATTAGTGAGATGTTTTTTTTAGATAATAAAGATATTTTTTTCACAGGGGAAAAACATAGTAACTATAATTTTGGAGAAGATACAGGAAACTCATTTGTTGTTGATACAGAGTCTTTATTACAAAAGTATCCATTTTTTAAATCTGAAAAAAAGATTTTGAAACTTATAGATAGATTAACAAAAAAAGAACTTATTGCAAGTATTTGGATTCAAGGGGAATTAATCATTGCACCAGCTATTAAATCTAAAGAATGGAGCAGTAACTAATGTTATTTAGCTTATACATCAATCAAGAGATGGGTCGTAAAGAAGAGATAAGTGGAAATGCTACTTTAGTTTTTGAAGCTATGAAGCAATTAATGGCACTTAAATATATAGACATCACTTATGTTGGAGATGAGAGATATACAGTTTTGTATCACAAAATGCTTCTGGAGCAAGTTCCTCTTTTCATTACAAGCAAAAGAACTCTAAGTCGAGCTATTTCAGAACTCAAAGAGGCAGACCTAATAAAATACAATGGTAACAATATGCTACCAGCCTATACGTTCACAGATAAAGGTATCTCTTATATCACTAGAAATGGTGCTACTGGAGGAAGTGATACTCCTCTTTCAAAAAATAAAATCAGAAAAAAACCACTCTTTGAATTGAGTAAGCTTACAAGAGTTTCAGACTTAAAACCTGAATACTTCAAGCTACTTAGAACTCATTGTATAGCTCTATGTGAAAAAGATACGATACCTCTTGAAGAGTTTGATAAGTTTATTGATTATCACGGTTCAAAAGGGACTAAGTTTACAAATTACATAAGAGCATTTGGAAGTTGGATTCGTAAGCACAAAGAGTTTAATAAGAATAAAGTGAAAAAGAGTAGTAATCCAAATAACCTAGATAACCAAGAGCTATAAAAATGCTACGAATTTTAAATGGACTTGTATTATTGAGAGAACTTGACACAATAGCAGGTATAAAATACAACTCAAAAGAGTTAAAAAAACTTTATCCAAATGATGTTGTCGTAATGAGACGTATCTCTTACATTAAATATGATGTTTTATGTGATACTGCAAAAGCTTTAGTAACACGACTTGATGACTATGTTCAACTATGTGAACTAGCAGAGATAACTTCAATAGAAAAAAGACTAATCAAAAATAGAATTTCTTTTATGCAAAAAACATCAGCAGTGTTTTTTGAATATTTAGTGCTTAATAACTTACAGTTTGTAAAACTAGATAAAGAGTTTATTTTTTTGTTTGAAAACTATCAAGCGTTTATGGCAAAACTAGAAGATTCAAGTGATATGGTCACTTGTAAGCTTCTCGGTGACATCAAGATAGGATTTTATTAATGAGTGAAAAAAAATATCTAAATCCAAAAGAGTTAAGAATGGAATTTGGAATTGCTGAAAGTACACAAGCAAAATATCGTAAAAATAGATATATACCATTTTCAAAGTTAGGTGGATTTGTTATCTATTCACGAGAAAAAATACACGAGTGGATAGAAAACCATAGTGTTGAAGTTGTAGGAGTTTAATATGATAAATGTTGAAAATATAAGAGTTCTAGTTCTTGCATCTATTTTAAGTGCAAATGAGTACGATGCTATAAATCTTGATGCGGTGTTTACTACTGGTATCAGCAATGATTGGTTTGAAGATGAAGCTCATAAAGAGCTTTTTGATGTTATGAATATTTGTTATAAGTCTAACATCGCATTTGATGAGAGTACGATGGTTGCTCATCTACAAAAAGTATCTGTTAAAAATCCTGAGCAAGTTGTACTGAATATATTAACTCAAAAGCAGATACCTCAAAATATTCTTTTAGAGCATATCAACTATTTAAAAGAGTTATATCACAAAAAGATGCTACATATCCTAAATGGCGCAATATCAAAAATGCTACAAGATGAAAATATACCAGCAGATGCTATATCACAGATGATTCAAAACTCAATAGATGATAACTCTACTCTAAGTAAAGGCTCATCTACGAAGAGATTGAGTGAGGTAAGAGCTATGCGAAAAACACAGCCACCAGCACAAAGAATAAAAACAGAGATACCATTTATAGATACGGTTCTTACAGATAAGCATGGGAACAAGGGTATTAGAAATGAGGGCTTAGTTTTTGTGAGTGGCAAAAAACAGAGTGGTAAAACATTTATACTTACTAGACTTCTTGAAAATGTATCTAAAGAACATCCTGTTATGTTTGGAAGTATGGAGTTTGGGCAGGATTTATATGATGAAAATGTTGAAGATATGCAAGATGAGAATCTATTTGATGGAAATATAGAGAATATTTTTACTTTTGATGATATTTATGAGACTGATGCAATCATTGCAGAGATTAAATTACAACATAAACTCCATGGCATCAAAATCGTAGTGCTAGATTCTATGATGAGAATGACAAATAATAATCCCGACCTAAAAACAGATGAGAGACGTATATCAGAGATGTTTTCTAAGTTTGGAAAGCTCACTAAAGAGTTAAAAATTCCTATTATTATCGTAGTTCAAAGCTCTAAAGAGGATTTAAAGTCAAGTATTATATCTGTAAAAGGAAGCATGAATGCCGACCACGAAGCGTATGTGTGGTTTCACTTAGCAAAAACAAAACCTAAGGAGACAGATGATGAGATGAGAACTGTAATTTGGAATAAAAATAAAGATACTCATAAACATCCTATCCAACATCTTATGTTTGTACCTCAAACAAGTGATTTTTATAGAGTGGAGATAGATGAGCATGGTAATGCTGGTAAGGCACTAGATAAATACAGAAAGCCACCTATCAAAGGCTTTGAAACTATTTATGAAGAGACACCAAAAGATAAAAAAATAGGCAATCAAGATACTCTTGATATGCCAGTATTTTAAAATAGCATTGTACATACATAAAATTTCCCACGGGAAAATCAAATAAAAAAAGGACTGAAATGGCTCAAATAGGAAGAGTATATAGCGATAGTTATACAAAAGATAGGAAAAAATATCCTCTTATCATACTAGACATTCGCACTATTACAACAAGAAAAAAGTTTACTATCGCAGTAAATAAGATGAAATATCCCGATGGTGTAGTAAATGAAAATATAACTCAAGGTAAAGAGGATTATCCAGATTATAACATTTGGTACAACACTTCAGCTAGAGGGGAGAGTTTGCCATCGGTTATAGTTGGTAGTGTTAGAAACAGTGTAAGTGAAAATGGTTTAGCTTATAAAAAAGCTAGAATATTTGACCCCTTTTTATCTAAGCACTCTATCTATTTTACTCTATTTAGTGTCGATGATGATAAAAAGATAGATGCCAATCATCTTTATAATGTTGTGGCTGAACCATATAGAAATATGAATAACACTTCAAACCAAACAAATCAAACAGCAGTACCTACAGATAACAGTTCTAATGATAGTTATGAAAATATATCACAAGATGAAGCTGATGAGATGCCATTTTAAATGACAGATGTTGAAAAAGCATTAGCTAAAAAAAGAGCTGAACCCATACGTCTTGCGATGGCACGAAAAGATTTACTTAGCTATGGAAGATATATCTTTGATGAGGAGTATGAAACTCCTCTTTTAGAATCATGGTATCACGAGCTTTTATGCAAGGCTCTTATGAAAGTAGCAAGTGGTGAAGTGACAAGACTTATCATAAACATTCCTCCCGCTTACGGTAAAACAGAGTTTGCAGTAAGACTATTCGTATCATGGTTTTTGGGTAATTCTCCAAAAAAGAAAGTTATATACACCTCATACAGTGACGATTTAGCTACAAAAACCCCTGCTGAAGTAAAAGAGATAATCACATCAAACACTTATAAAAAAGTATTTCCAAATATGGCACTTGGTAGAAAAAAAGCAGATAAAGAGTGGTACTTGGAAAGTAAAGGTGGTATGTTTTCTACAACTGTTGGTGGTGGTATTACTGGTTTTCACGGGAATATTGTGATAATAGATGACCCTATGAAAGCTATTGAGAAGAACTCTAAGGCTACTCGTGATTTGGTTAAAAACTTTTATAAAGGTTCTATCACTTCAAGACTTAGAAAAGATGACCCTAACTCAGCCATCATTGTAATTATGCAAAGATTACACGAAGATGATTTAGTTGGGTACTTGCTTGAAGAGGAACAAGATATTTGGACGCATATTAACCTTACAGGGATAGAGAATAAACCTAAGATATATGAGTTTTTTGATTATTATTACAAAAGGGAAGCTTATGAACCACTCAATCCACACTTTGAAGATGCTTCAGCACTAGAGAGACAAAAGAAAGTTATGAAAGAGGATTGGTATTCGCAATATATGCAAGACCCTAGAACGATAGAGACGGGTTATGTGATTGACGATGATTTTACTTATGTTGCAACTTGGGAACTCAGTGAAGATAACAGATGTATAAGTATTGACCCTGCACAAAGTATAAAAGAAACTTCTGATAATAGAGCCATAAGCTTAATAGGTTCATCTTTAAGTGATAAAAAGATTGAACTATTTAACGTTTATGGAACTTGGTTTGGAAAATGGACTAACGATGAGTTTGTTGATCATATAATCACAGTAATGATAGACAATCCTCGTGTTCCTGTATTTATGGAAAGTTCTGGTGGTGGTATTTTAACAGAGCAAAATTTAGTAAACAAGATAAAAGAGGTAAATGCTCAAAGAAAAACTGATGGAAAAGCAATTATTACAAATAAAATCACTCTGTTTAATCCAAAAACATCTATATCCAAAAACTTAAAAATACAAGATAGTATCGACACGTATCTCAAACAACATCAAATAAGATTTGTTATAGGTGGAACTGGTCAAGAGCAGGTAAAAAAAGAGTATAAAGGTTTTCATCCGGAAAAAGATTCCAAAGAGGATGATTGTATGGAAACGATTGCAAATGTTGTTATCAACGACTTTATAAAACCAAAAGTAAAGAAAAAGAACACTACTGTAAAAATTGCTGACAACTCTAACCCTCGTAATCGTGGTAAAAAATCATGGAGAATATAAACTTAGCATCTAAACACACTAGCTAGAATAAAATATATAGCTACTATTTCTCATAATTAAAGGTGCATTATGAGAAACGTTACATTAGTGATTGAAAAGCTTGGTTTAAATGTTGGTGACACGATTGATATTACGCTTGTTAATAGTGTCGGTAACTTACTTTTGAGTAATTCTGGCTATATGCTAGATGAAAAAATCACTCTTAGTTCTGAAACTTTTGAAATAGATATTTTAGAAAATGAACATATAGATTCTATTTCATCGTATCAAATAACTTTAGCAAATAATCTTTCGTTCACATTTAATGTACCCATATCTAAAAACAACATCCCTCACGATTTATTATCTCTTTTGAGAATTGGGTGTGTATCTGAAGTGATAGATAAATATACAAAAGAACTAGATAGTGATTTTGTGAAAAAAATAAACCTTTATTTCACGGGGGAAAATCCGTATTTTAGTGATACACAAAAAGATGTGATAAAACTTTATGAATATTATGCAGATGAGATTATAGATACAGATAGCACGATAGATGTAATCCAAATGATTGATAATAGTTTAGCAAAAATAAAGGATATTGAAAAATGAGTTTTATAGAAAATGTAAATATCTTAGCAGAAGATATAAATGCTGGAGAAAATTCAAAAATATCTAAAATCAATAATAATATTGATAATTTTGATAAAGAAGTGATTGAGACATTTAATGAATTAAACACTCACAAAGATGAGAAAGTAATTGAGATAACAACTCATACAGATACAAAAAAAGATGAATTAAACACTTACAAAGATGAGAAAGTAATTGAGATAACAACTCATACAGATACAAAAAAAGATGAATTAAACACTTACAAAGATGAGAAAGTAATTGAGATAACAACTCATACAGATACAAAAAAAGATGAATTAAACACTTACAAAGATGAGAAAGTAATTGAGATTACAACTCATACAGATACAAAAAAAGATGAATTAAACACTTACAAAGATGAGAAAGTAATTGAGATTACAACTCATACAGATACAAAAAAAGATGAATTAAATACTTATAAAGATGAGAAAGTAAGTGAATTAAATCAACACACGGCTGGAATTGTTGATAATGTGAATGCTTCTAAAAACAGAACCCACAGATATTTAAGAGCCGTAGAGGATTTTGCTGATAGTGTAGATAAAAAATATAGTTACATAAAAGCTATTATTAAAGATAAAGTTGAGGCTATTGATGAGTTTGTTACTTTTAAAAAGAGTGAACTCAACAATTTCAATGCTGTAAAAAAAGATGAACTAGATTCTTACAAAGATAAAAAAGTAAGTGAGATTACAACTCATACAGATACAAAAAAAGATGAATTAAACATTCATGAAAGTACTAAGATAGAAGAACTAGATATTCATGTTGCAGATATAAATAAACCAAAACTAGATGAGTATGTAGAAAACAACTCTAAACCTAGTTTGAATGATTTCAATGCTGAAAAAAAAGAAGAACTAGATATTCATGTTACAGATGTAAATAAACCAAAACTAGATGAGTATGTAGAAAACAACTCTAAACCTAGTTTGAATGATTTCAATGCTGAAAAAAAAGAAGAACTAGATATTCATGTTGCAGATGTAAATAAACCAAAACTAGATGAGTATGTTAATACCAGCATTGGGGTTATAACTACTTTAAAAAATAGAGTTCATAGATATTACAGAGGTGTTGAAGAGTTTCATATCAATGTAGAAAGTAAATATAAAGACATAAAAATAATTGTACAAAACCATTTAAAATTACTTGATGAAATAACATCTAAAAAAAAGTTTGAACTAGATATTCATGTTGCAGATATAAATAAACCAAAACTAGATGAGTATGTAGAAAACAACTCTAAACCTAGTTTGAATGATTTCAATGCTGAAAAAAAAGAAGAACTAGATATTCATGTTACAGATGTAAATAAACCAAAACTAGATGAGTATGTAGAAAACAACTCTAAACCTAGTTTGAATGATTTCAATGCTGTAAAAAAAGAAGAACTAGATTCTCATAAAAATGAAAAAATAGAGGAGATAAATGATCATGTAAATAATATTTATTCCGATACATATAAAGTATCAAGACGAGTAAAAATGTCAAAATTTGGGTTGAGTCTATAGAGATGAATAGACCAGCAAGTCAAAAAATTGGAAATAGAAATAAGGAAAAACAATGGGATTAGAAAGTGCAAAAAATACAGTTATAGAAAGTATAGAAAAGGTAGCCAAAACATCAACCGACCTCGAAGCACTTGCTTATGCAGGAGCAAGTTTAGTAAAGCTAGTAGATATTGATTTAAGCAATATTCCTAATGCTGATGCTTACAAAATTGGTGTGGCTGGTAATTTTGGATTTGGTGTTGCTAGTGTATTTGATGAATTATTACCTGCGGGGTTTACAAAACTAACAGGGCATGAAGATGTGGCTCATTCAAATTATGGAAATGTGATTGATGAACATGGGAGTGTATTTGTAAATATTCCACCATTTCATTATAAGATGACTGGAAATATAATATCAATTTCAGACAAAGCTCTTGCTGGATATGTTCTACCTCGAGCATTTGTAGATAATCCTAATGGTTTTTTACACTTTAAATATTTAGCAGGAAATATTGGTGGTAAATTAGTTTCAAAACAGTTCTTAGATCCATTATCAACTTCTTCAAGTCATAACCCTATTGGAGACTTAATATCTGCACCAGCAAATAATTATGCAGGCTTTATTGATGCTTGTGCTTCAGTGGGTTATAAAACAACAACAATATTTGAGTGGAATGTGCTTCAGCTAATAGCCTTAGCTCAATCTCAATCAGGAGCTGGAAGTGCAACTTGTGCATTTAATGATGTTGCTCCATATTTTCCAAAAGGGAATAATAATAATGCTTTAGCAGATGTAAATGATACAAGTGTGTTATTTACAGAGAGTGGCTATTCAAATTGTGCTTTAACTGGTAGTGCTAACAATATCGCGAAAACTACTCATAATGGGCAACATTCTGGTATTAGCGATGTGAATGGGAATATGTATAAAATAACTACGGGGCTTACATATTTAGCAAAAACAGGAGCTTCTTGTGCTGAGGGCGATACAGCAATAGTTATGCCTTCTCATGGACTAGCAGTTGATGATGTAATTTATTTTGGTGGAACTCTTACAAGTGGTTCTACTTATAATACGGGAGCATATACAGTAGAAAGTGTTACTGATGCTAATAACTTTGCAGTAGTAGAAGGACTAGAGAGAGAAATCCTAGATACAGATGGTGTTTATTCGCCTAGATATTTTAGAATATTAAAAACATCTATAAATCCTAATGCATTGACAAGTGAAAATTTATTAGATTCAGCACTATATGATTTACTTGATATGACTGGAATTATTGATTCTAATTCTGGTTCTGCATATTTTGGAAATGGAGATGAAACTGTACTTAACTTTTCCACAGATGTTAACTCAACTAAATATAGATTAGCTTCGGTGGGTATCCCAACAGCAGCAGGAACAAATGCTACTGGTACTACAGAATTTGGTAACGATAGAATCTATAAATATTTGAGACATGGTCTCGTCCCGCTTGTCGGGCTGGATTGGGATGATGCTGGTACTGCTGGTGTGTTTGGTGTCAGTCTGGACAATTGTTCCGTGTATTCGAGTTACAATGTTGGTGGTTTCGCCTCTGTTACCTTGAAAAAATAGAGCGATAGCTCGTTATGAGTGTAAGCAATGGTGAGATTAGTTTAAATAGGAAGTTTGTGGAGATGATGAAGTTGCTAAATATTTACTTAAATCATTTTCCACGATATGAAAAGTATGCTTTGTCTAACTCTATAAGAAATACAGCTTATAGAGTTTATGATTTAATAATTGAGTGTCAAAAGAAGTATTATAAAAAAACTTCACTCACTGCTCTTGATATTGAACACGAGAAATTAAGGATGCAAGTTTTTCTTGCAAACGAATTAGAATATTTTGCTTTTAAAGATGGAGCAAAAGACAGTAAAAATACAAAACCTGAACATAGATACTTAGCTATATCTAAACTCATAAATGAGATAGGAAAGATGATAGGAGCTTGGATAAACAAGCTCAGAGATACAAAGCAATTTAGCTGAGTATCTCAATGGGCTACTACATTAACATGATGTGTGTCTCGTCCCGATTGTCGGGCTGAATTGGAATAATACTGGTGATGCTGGTGTGTTTGGTGTCAATCTGAACAATTATTCCGTGAATTCGAATAACAATGTTGGTGGTTTCGACTTTTATTCAATCCTAAAATGCCTAAAAGCAAGATTGGAACAAAGGGGTGTAGAGTCCAGCTATAAGCGAAATTTTAAAAGAGGATGATGTTAAAGTATGATTAAAGTTAAAAATATTAACCACGGTTTAAAAATTCCAAACTCCTCGAAACGATACGGGTATCTGTATGAACTATGTTTTACGAAGGAGAATCTTTATTCTGCATTTTTGGATGCGAGAAAAGGTAAGCGTAATAAGATAGGAACATACTTATTTGAACTAAATTTAGGGGAGAACCTAGATCTTTTATATATAGAACTAAAAGAGTATTCCTATATCACAAAACCATACAAAGAGTTTTTGGTATATGAACCTAAAAAAAGAGTAATTCAAGCACCTCATTTCAGAGACTTGGTAGTACAACACGCTATATATAGAACTATCTACAACATATTTAATAACAGTTTTATAGACACAAGTTATGCTTGTAGAAAAAATGGTGGAACTCATAAAGCTAGTGAATATACTCAAAGAGAGATGAATAAATATGACAGTGATAAATACTTTGTAAAGCTTGATATACGAAAGTTTTTCTATTCGATAGATAGAGATATTTTAAGAAAGCTTTTTGAAAAAAAGATTAAAGATAAAAAATTTGTAAATATTATGATGATGTTTGCAGATGCAGGAATATCTAAAAAAGGTATCCCTATCGGAAATCTTTTAAGTCAGTTGTATTCGCTCGTGTATATGAATGAAGTTGATAACTATGTAAAGAGAGTTTTAAAAATAGAAAGTTATGTGAGATATGTTGATGATTTTGTGTTAATAGGTTTAACACTAGAAGAGGCAAAATCTGCAAAACAAAAATGTGAAAAGTTTGTTCAAGATAAATTAAATTTAGAGTTAAGCCATTGGCATATTCAAAAAATAAAAAGAGGAATAAACTTTGTGGGATATAGAACATGGAGAGGTAAAAGATTTGTAAGAAAACACTCTCTTTATAAGTTCAAAAAGGCTGTTTTAAAAAGCAAGGTTGATTCGATAGTTTCGATTATTGGTCATGCAAAAGGTACTAACTCTCTAAGGTATTTTAAAAAGATACTTCAAAGATATATGCCTAATTATACTGAGGTAATACCAGTAAAGGTTTTAAAATGTTTAAATATATAAAGTTTGAAGATGTGAAAGTTACAGGAACAACTTTAACTTTTCGTGGTAATGATGAAGATGTAAAAGTAAATAGCTTTGATGTAAATGTTGTTAGTATTAGTGCTGATGATGAGAGTAAAATTGATGAGCTTATAGCATCTCAACCAGCTGAGATAAATTGTGTTGAAATCACTCAATCTGAGTTTAAAGAGCTTGTTAAAAATTCTGCTCAACTTAATAGAATTAGACAAGTTGTTAAAAATAAGATAGCTAAAAAGTATGATTTAGCTGATGAGATAGCTATGTCTAAAAAAGAAGGTGATGAGAAAGAAGAATATTTAGAATATGTTGATGATTGTTTACAGCTTGGATATGGTCTTAAATTAGATATTGGATATTAAATGATTGAAAGCTGGATGGTCAGTTTGGCGATGGGAGTTACCACTCTTATTGCTGGATATGCTATTTTAAGAAACAATGTATCTCGCAGTACCGATTCAATCGCAAAGCAAGATATAAAAGTAGAAATACTCCTTAAATTTATGGACGAGAATCGCCCCGTTATAAAGCACTTCTCTAAAATAGAAGAGATGCATACCATCGATATTAAAAGAACAATAAACGATATTGTTGAATTAAAGACTCAGCAACATCTATTCTTAACAATGAAAGAAGCCCGAAATGAGTTTGTTTCAAAGGAAATTCATAATAAAGTGGAAGACTATATAGACGTTAAGATTGAGAATAAAGTGTATAAACTATTGAATTAGGAATAAAATGGCAAAGTTTGAAAATATAATAGATAAGATTTTGATAAATGAGGGTGGTTATGTAGATGACCCTCATGACAGAGGTGGTGAAACAAAGTTTGGTATATCTAAACTTTCCTATCCAAAGTTAGATATTAAAAATCTAACAGTCGTAGATGCAAAAATTATTTACAAAAGAGACTATTGGGACAAAATCAAAGGTGATGAGATTAAAAGTGATGCTATAGCCTATGAAATATTTGATACTGCTGTAAATATGGGTACTAGAACTGCTAGTAAATTAGCACAAATTGTTTGCGAAGCTCATCCCGATGGATTCATTGGCAATAACACTTTAATACAATTAAATGAAATTGATAAAGAGTTATTCGTAGCTAAGTTTAAGTTAGCAAAAATAGCTAGATATGCTTATCTTGTAAAAAAAAGACCTGCAAATAAAAAGTTTTTATTTGGCTGGATAAATAGAACATTGGAAGTGTAATATGGGTTTAATGGATTTATTTGGCAGTGGGATAATTGATAGTGTTGGAAAAATTGCTGACGACTTGATAACAAGTGATGAAGAGAGAGCTGAAAAGGAAAATGAAGCTCTCAAAACAAATCTAAACTATAAAGTCGAGATGAAAAAAGCTGATAATGATGAGACAGAAGCATATCTAGCAGATAGACAATCTGCTAGAAAGATGAACAGTGAGCTTATCGCATCAAAGGACTGGCTCGTTCGCAATACTGGTAGTTTACTTGCTTGGTTTATCGTGATAGGTACTTTTATTATTGATTATATGGTTGTTTTTGAAGGTTTAAAGCAGAGCATTGGAGACAAAGAATTATTGATGTTTATCATAGGTGCAATGAATACGTATACTGCAGGGGTAATTAATTTCTATTTCGGAAGTTCTAAGACCGAAGCCGATAATAAAAGAATGGTACATTAGTATATAGCGATGTCTGAAAACAAAGAAAAGCTAAGTGTGGTATCATTGATTAAAAGCCGAAAGTTAGAATCTCTTCTGCTGAAACTTAAAAACACTAATGTTGTTAATTTGGAAAAAGATATAGAAGAGATAACAATGAAAATAAATGAATTAAATATTAAAGCATTACAAGCTAATAAAAGTATAAAGAGAAATAAAATGAAATATTTCGGAATAGGATTAGAATAATGGCTATTATTACAACAGAAGATATGATAAATAATGCAATCAAAAAAATATCAGATGATTTATTAATGAAAGTTGAAAAGTTACAAGAAAAAACACAGATGGAAGATGAATATTTTGCAACTGTTATAGGAAATACAATAATAGCCTCCATAGATGCTGGTATTAGAGTTGTTGATACTATAAAAAAGCATGAGCTAGTAGATGCACAAATTAAGACTGAAGTAGCTAGAGAGGCTGATTTAAAAGCATCTACAGTAATAAAGTATCAACAAGAGTTAGCCGAGAGAATCAAAAACGGCGATGTTTCAATCACTCATACTTATGATGACGATACAGGAGAGATACTTACTACTACGTATGGAACAGGTACAAGTAAATCTATCTATGAAG